CTTTGCTTCCTTGCGGCTGATTCCTGCCATGTCTGCCACCATCTGGTGCAGATCGACATCGCCCTTATGGTACTCTTCGACAATCGTATCGACCATAGGGTGGCGCAGATTGTCAGGCATGGACGCCGCAAAGTGAACCAAGAGCCGAGGCTCCTGACTAGCGTAATCAAACGATCCCCACTTCTCTCCCTCTTCTGGAATAAACAATCCACGAATTGCAGCCTTGATTTCCGGATCCCGCGCTGGGATCTGCTGGAGGTTGGGGTTCGAAGAAGAAAACCGTCCGGTCACAGTGCCCCCGTCATCAGAGCGAAGCTGGTGGAACTCGCAATGGATGCGGCCCTTGTGCTCGTGGCGCAGGATGCTTTCGACAAACGTGCTACTGGCCTTGTCCAATTCACGCAAGCGCACCAGTTGCTGGCACATTTCATGCGGATGGGAGGACAGATACTGCTTGGTAAAGGACGGAGCGCCCGCATCCGTTGTTGGGTATTGCAAGTTCAGCGCCTCGAACATCTTCTGGACTGAGGCCGAGGCCCACGGCTGGATGTCTACGCCTGTCTTGTCTTTGATATTCTTGTGGACCTGCTTGGCTTTCCCTTCCAGATCCTTCTTAACCCGAGCGGCTTTGTCCAGATCCACGCGCACACCCTTGGCTCGCATGTCCAGCATCATAGGAATCAGGCTGGTTTCAAGCTCGAAGATATGCCCGAGCTCATCCTTGCTGAGTTCGATCTGAAGATACTCCCAGAGTTTGAGCGTCATTAAAGCGTCCTGCTCGGCATACGCACCAACAAACTTGGGCGGCAGCTTCCACATATCGGCCTTTGGATCAATGCCCCAGTCCTTGGCCGCAGCCCGCAGCATCCGCTCGTCCTTGCGCATGTCGATATAATCACGGCCCAGATTGTTGAGGCTGTAGGAAAACCTGTTCTCGTTTACCAGAGGCGCAGCAATCATCGTATCGATTAGCTTTCCTTGCACCTCGACCCCCTCGGCCCGCAGCCAACCCGCATCATAAGTCGCGTTGTGCATAACCTTCTGGATGTCCGGAGTTGCCATCTGCTTTTTAAACCAGCGCATGGTCATGTCCGGATCGAGATTGTGCCCGTTCTGGTGGCGGATCGGAAAGTAACCCTTGTAATCCCCCGCAGCCACAGCAATCCCCACGATGTTGCCATCGTTGCGGGCCCAGCCCGGACCCAAGGTTTGAATGTTTGGATCTCTTGTTTCCAGATCCACGGCGATAGACTTGTAGCCACGCAGGTCAGGGTACTCGGATGGAATGTTCCAATCCGGATCAAGGCTTTCACCTAGCTCCATGCGAGCAACCAGATCCACAGTCTTCTTGTCTTTTCTATCCCTTGCCATTGCCATTTGGAACCTTTCCAAGAAACAAGTTTAACCGCTCTTGTATTTCGTTTTCACGATCCCCGCACTCAGAGCCCAACGCGCTATAGCCAACCTTATCCACCCATCCATCTGCGGAATCCAAGTTGTGCAGTAGCCTTGCTGTTTTCATCCAGTCGAGCATCAAAGCAACATGCTGCGGCGTGATGTACCCGTTGGTGCACTGCGCTTCCTTCACAATAAGATTCCAACCATCAGCAATCCGCGTGAAGTTATCGTATGCGTCACCATAATCCTTGGCCCTCTGACCGTTGATCGCGGTCTTCGCAGTCTTTAAAACCTCATCTCGTTTCATCACTTTTCCTGTTCAATTTAATATCCACATTCATTACAGTATTCCAATCCGGGCCACGCTCAATCAAATCATGGATTTCAAAAAGCTCCTCAATATCATAATTCATTACAGTATTCCAATCCGGGCCACGCTCAATCAAATCAATATCATACTCCACAACAATAGGGCCCGCGTCCCCGCCCCGATAAGTCACGCTCATTTGCCACCTAGAAACCATTCAATCCTCCAATAAATCTTGACCACGAGGTTTAAGAGATAATTTAAGCCGCCAGCGGCGAGCCCTCCCCGTTTCCCAATCATACGGGTCCCACTTAGGGTTCTTAACATCCATATACCCCAAATTAGACGCAACCTTGCGCATCTTCCGAAAAGCCTTAGCCTCTATCTGACGAACCCGCTCCCGGGAAACTCTCAAAGATGCAGCGCACTCATCCAAACTCTGGTCATGCGCAAACCGCCGAGCTAAAACATCCCGCTCCCGAGGAGTTAGGTTCTTGGAAAACTGACTTAATGCACTCAACTGCGATATAGTCTTTTCCGAAGAACCCTCCTGAACCAACTTCTTTACGTCGTCCAAATCAAGATTAACCTCCGATGTCGATTTCCGCAAACGAAGCTCCCGCATATGATCCGGCCACAAATCCTCCGGATCCCGGGCAACCATCCCCGCAATATCCAAAGCTAAATCCGTCCAACCCTTCGAATTATACGGAACAGCCTTCATCGTAATTAACTTATTTACCGTCTGATGCGAACGACCCATCTTTCGGCACATGTCCGCAACAGAAGAATACCGCGCGCGTATCGCACGAAGTAACCTCCCATTGCGAACAGTTACCTTTAAATTAAAATCTTCATCTCTCTTCATCGGAATCCTTCCTTGGATAATAAACTAAAACAAAACTTCCGCACTCAGGACACGACAGATTTGTTTCCATTGAAAACTCTTCGTTATCCTCAACGTCGTGATCGCCGCCCCAGATTAATTCTGTTTTACAATGCCAGCAGTTCATAGATCGTACCTATGCCTTTCGTCGGAATCGATTATGCACAACCGATTCTTCGTTCTGGTTATACCAACGTACATGGCTCGGTGCTCGTCATCCGGAAAATCCGTATTTACACAAGCCCATGTGCTGCCCAAAGACACGGCGCAGTTATCATCCTCGCCGCCCTTCATCCCGTGAAACGTGGACACCTTTAACCGAGGCGTGGCTAGGATGTCCTCTCCGCGCCGCTCAATGGCCCTAATGTAGTTTCGCATGTCCTTGCCCATGTTCGCCACATCAAACGCCTCACGCTCCAGCGGAGCCTTCATACCGAACTCCGCAACCAACATGTCATAGGTCAACATCGCGTCCGGACTGGCCGCTTCGAGCAGCTTTTTCGAACCTCGCTTCACAACCGCATAGTCCCCCTGCTTTGGAACGTTGTCATACAACTGGCAAACCAGTCGGTGCGGCAGAGCCTCACCCTGCTGCAACGTGCGCCATGAGGAGATCACTGAGGCCAGCTTTTCACTAACGCTGGACCTTCCCTTGGTAGAGTATAGAAACCCGTCTCTGCGGAGCTCGTGGGCCCAGTCATGCATCTTCTTGTTTGTGCGAGTCATCAAGGTCCACGAACCTTGGGTCAAGTCCAGATGGTGGTTGCTAGACAAATACTGAATTTGTCCATCTCGATCCGTCGGACTGAACTGCTTGGGCATCCGGTTCTCGATCCGCTTTACAATCTGCCACGAAAGATCATGCACACGCTTGGGCATACGATAGCTCTGGGTAAGAACACGGCGGTTTTCCGAAGCGTTGAGAAACAAATCCACATCAACCCCCGTCCATCTGTGGATCGCCTGATCGTCGTCCCCTGCCAGAATAACACGGCCACAATTCTCCGAAATCTTTCGCACCATGGTCCACTGCAACGGCGTGAGATCCTGTGCCTCATCCACAATAAACAAATCCAAGTATGGCGGCTCAACCATCTCGATATACTTATCGATCTGATCCACGAAATCCATCTTGTTCATGCCCGCCTTGTAGTTTTCCAACGCAGCATCGAACCGTTTCAACTGAGCAAAGTTCAGCGCGTAACTGCCGTGCTCGTTGTACTCCTGCTCCAAGGAAATCATCCGGTGCCGTGCTCGCATCTGAAGCTGCGCATACAAATCGCCCTTCTCCAAACCCGGAGGAATGGTAAGCCCATCATCCATTGACACGGTGCTCGTGCCCGTGAACTTCAAGCCCAGATCCAAACCTAGTATGGCCCAGTCTTCCGCGCTCATCATGTCCGTTGTTTGCAGACCAAGACCGCGAAACCCAAGCGAGTTTAACGTGCGGAAGTATGGAAGCTCCTTGCTGGACAAACCAAACTTGGAACCCGCCCGCGTTACCGCTTCCTGAACCGCTTTCTTCGTAAACGAACAGTAACCAATCCGACTGGGATGCGTACCCCGAGCAAGCTCGTCCTCAACCTCTTGGATCAGCGTGTATGTCTTGCCGCAACCGGGCGGACCAAAGATCAACTCAGAATTCGGGATCATGCGTCTGTCCTTTCTGATTCTCCAACCACGTTAAGATCTCAATCTCGCTCCAACGTGAAGACGATCTCTTTTTATCGCCCAGCTTGTATGGTGCAGGAAACTCCCCAGCCTGCGTCCACTTGTACACCGCCGACACTGACACGTTCAGCAGCTTGGCAACTTGGTCCACCTTTAACAGCGTATCGTTAGAATGGGATTTCATAATTCGGCTCCTCTAATTCTACCTCTGAGTCATCAAACGCAGGCACCCACCACACTCTCAGTGTGCTGCGCTTACCGTTTTCCCTGCGTATCGCGTGATGCCCAAAGCAATCATCCGTATCGTTTAATTTCTTTATGTGATCCTGTACCTGCGCCCTCGTGTACTGGGTAAACCCACGGTTCTTCAGATACTCCATCAACCCCTCGATCTTGAACTTCGTGTATCCGTTCTCGGTCCACGGCTTGTTCAACTCCATCTCCTCCGGAGACATGGCCCTGATCCGACTGGTGCAGAACGAACGCAGATGCTCCTTGAACTGTCCGCTAAACGTCAACTCCTCCGGAACATCGAGCTTCGTGGCAGTCGCCATCATCCCGTTGATAACCTGCTGCCAATCCGAAGCCTTGGGCGTGGGCGGCATCATATCAATCTGCTCCATACACGCCCGCTGCCAAAGCGAAGGATGCTGTAGCTGATCCGTAGCCAGAACCACACGCTTGCCATTTACATCCATGAAATACAGCCGAGGCTCGGACAACATGATCGTAAGCCCGCCGATCTGTGGCGTGTCAGGCGCATCGCTGCCAATCCCGTACTGCCTGCTGCGGCATATGTTCTTGTTACAGAAATCTTTCAACGGACACTGATCGCACTGGTAGTAATACTCTTTGCGCGTCAAAGACTTTTGCAAC